CAGAAGTTGGAAGCGATCAGCGCTCGGCACCGTGAAGCGGTCATCGAAGGTCTGGCGGACGGTTGGCAGTCGGGGGAGCGCGATCGGATCTGGTCGCAGTTCGTCGCCGAGTACCAGACGGCGCTGACGGAGGCTGCAGGCGCCCTTCGCGCTGACGTGTCGGCGACGGTGCTAGACGAAGCGCGGCGGGCTGCGCGCGGGGGTGCTATCGCGACGATCAGCATCGACAACGTGGCAGCCGGGCAGGCGGCGCTGGCGGCACGTGCAGACGAGCAGTTCGCGCGTGCGGCGGCGATGACGCAGAAGGCGGGCGAAGTGATGGCAGACCGTGTGCAGGGCGAGGTCGAAAGTGCGATCTTGGGCGGCGCTGCGATGGATACCTGGCAGTCGCGCATCACGCCGCTAGGCCTGCTGTCGTCGGGGCAGGGATCGCGCAACACGGTCGAAGGTGCGGCACGTGTCGCCGAGTACGCGAACACACCGGCGGCGCTAGGCCTGATGCCGACGGAGGCGGTGCGGTCGTCGATCCCTGACGGCAAGCGCTGCACGCATTGTGCGGAGCAGGACGGCAAGCGGGTGAAGCTGGTCGACGACGAAGGCGAACCGATCGAGAACATCGAACTGCCGCCACTGCCCGACCCCGAATGCGCGGGTGAGGCGTCGCGGTGCCGGTGCGGGTGGTTCGTGATCTACGGCAAGATCGACTAGGCGGGGCTGCAGTCGCGGCAGCTGCAGTCGCGGAGGCGGTACTGCGTCGGCGCACTGCCGCGCCCTTCGACGACGCCGACGATTTCGCCGTCGACGATGAGGCGCCCGACGTCAGCGCGCATCGCCTGGCGTCCGCCGAGTTCGATACGTTCGGCAAGGCGTGCGGGGGAGGGGTGAAACCCTGCCGCGTGTGCTGCACGGATGGCGTCAAGGATCATGCGTTGGCGGCGCGTCAGCATAGGGGATCCGTTCGGGTGCTAGTAGGGGGCTGCTTCGCCCGCTAGCAGCACGCTACCGCACTGCAGGGGGCTAGGCAAGGGGATCGGAGGGGTGCAGAAGTGGGTGCATGAGATCTGCACGCTACAAAGTCCGCACGCAGTCGGTCGCCCTCGGCGACGACAGCGACCTGCGATGGGTGTCGATGATCCCCGAAGGGGCGATCTTCGCGCACGGGATGGAGTGGCGCTTCGACGCTGACGCGACCGACCCCGACAACCTGCGCTTCACGTTCGACGACGCCGTCGAATCGCTGGAGCGGTGGCTTGCGGACTTCGCCCCGGCTGTCGCGATCGAGCACGACAAGAACGGCACGGCTGCAGGCTACCTGCGACGCATTCGGGTGCTGACGGCATCGGAGGCGGCAGGCTACGGCATCAAGCAGCCTGCGCCGCGCATGATCTACGGTGGTCTAGACCTGACGTCACCCCGCTGGGCCGAAGCGTTCGACGCTGGCGAAGTGCCGTACGTCAGCCCGAACATTCGGGCATGGGCAAGCACGGAGCGCGACAGTGCGCCCGGCTACCCGTTCGCGATCGGTGAGGTGTCATTCGTGACCATCCCGCAGATCAAGTCTCAACAGGTGCCTGTCGCAGAGATGCGGGGGGTCGCCCTTTCCGAAGGTGGCAAGATGACTGGAATGACGATGGAAGATTGTGCGGCCTACTGCGCCGACGCCGGGCTTGACGCTGCGGCGATCGAGGCTCTGATGTCGAAGCTGTTCCCTGACATGCACAAGGCAGAGCATGAGGCCGACCCCGACCTTGCCGACGCGCCCGACGCCGAAGCGGCTGCGGAGCTGGAGAAGGCTGCCGAGTTGGAGAAGAAAGACGACGAGGCGCTGCTGTCGGAGAACGGCAGGCTGAAGCGTGAGCTGGCGGCTGCCAAGCGCGCCTTCGCTGCGTCGTCGGTTCGCCAGCGTCTCGGCGCCCGCAAGGTGTCTGCCGCGACGGAGGCGATGCTTGCCGACGCCTTCCTGCAGGGCGGCACGAAGTTCGAAGCCCTGCTTGCCGACCTTGGCGGGTCGAAGGCTGCACCCGCTGCTGCCGCGCCTGTCGCTGCTCGCACGGTGGCGCCCATCGCCCGCACGTCTGCCGACGCCAACCTTGCCGAGTGCCTGACGAACTACGCGAAGTTCGACGCGCTGACCGACGACCAGCAGTGGGAGCGGATCTGCGAGTTGGCAGACAAAGAGAACATCGCGCACTGGCAGGCCGCTTCGTGGATCCGCTACAGCCGGATGCCTGACAGCGTTCGCGAGCGTCGCGCTTCTGGCCTCGGCAAGTAACCACACCCCGCACCTGCGGAACCCTACCGGAGATCGATCATGGCACTTGGCAATCTGACCTACAAGACCCCGAACGCGATCAACAAGATCGCTCAAGACCTCTCTGGCAGCGAAGGCTGCGCGCTGAAGCTTGACGCGCAGGGCGTCGTCAGCCTGGCGGTGACGCAGGGTTCGGTACCCTACGGCGTCGTCGTCGTCGGCAGCGCATCTGTCGATGGCCTCTATTGGGCTTCGACGAACTCGACCACGAAGGCGCAGGGCGTCGTCGCGCAGTCGGCACTTGAGATTGTCGACGCGCTCGGCTGCGTTGTGCAGGCCTCTGCTTCGGCGACCGGTGCGATCGCTGCTGGCGACTACATTCAGGTCGACGCTGCGACTGCTGACGGCCGGTTCAAGGCTGACAACACGCCGACGTCGACGACGTTCGTTTGGGGCATGGCTCTGACCGACTGCGCCGCGTCTGGCCAGTTCGTGCTTCGCTTCGCGCCCTTCATCGCCGCCTAACGGAACGGGGTCGACGATGGCACTAGGCTACACCACCTACAAGACGCCGAACGCGATCTTCACGATCGGCAGCGACCTGACCGGCAAGGAAGGCTGCGGCGTCACGCTGACGGGTCAAGGCGCTGTCGCGATTGCGCCGTCAACGCAGAACATCCCGTACGGCATCGTCACGGTGGGCGGGCCGTCTGAAGACGGGGTCACGTACCCTGGTCTGATCGGCGGTTCGTCGGTCGAGTTCGTCGACATGCTCGGCTGCACGGTGCAGGTGCAGGTCAGCGGCAACGGTGGCATCGCGGCGGGCGACTTCGTGCTGATCGACATCACGGAACCCGGCACCTTCGTGTCGCAGTACAACGTCGCCGTGGCGAGTGGCGACTGGCTGTGGGGCCTTGCCCTGACGAACGCCGGGCCGTCCGAGCAGTGCCTGATTCGCTTTCAACCCCTCGTCACACCCTAACACAACCCGCGCCTTCGCGGGCGCTCTTCGACCGGAGATAGATCATGGCCTTTGCGTTCCCGTCAGTTGGTGTCAATACCGGCGCCCTTCGCCCCGGCGTACTTCAGCGGATCTCGCTCTTCCGCACCGGCGCAGCTGGCACGCAGTCGATGGAGCTTTCGCCCATCGTCAAGGTGCCGACCCGTCAGGGCTTCTACCACTACTTCGCCGAGAACGACGCCCTTCCTGGCGGCGACTACTCGACGGTGTCGGCGACCGGCGCGCAGGCGATTCAGGCTGTCGACTACGACACCCCGGCGTCGCCCGGCGGCCTCCGCATCACGTCGGCTGCCTATCAGGCGTCGATCTACCGTTGGGGCTTCAATGTCTTCACGCTGAAGCAGATCGATGAGTTCGCTGCACGCGGCGAAGACATCACTGCCCGCTACGCGGACAAGCTGTCGATTCAGGGTCGCCAGCACCACGCTGCGATCACCGGCTACGCGCTTCGCCAGTCTGCCAACTACGGCAGCAGCACGGCAGTGACCGACGGCGGCATCGCCTCGGCGCAGCTGCAGAAGACGTTCAACAACCTTCTGCTTGCTTCGGCGGCTGACGGCTGTGACATCGAGGGCGGCCGTTGGGTTGCCTGCTGCAACTTGACCACGGCGAACCGTCTGCTCGGCAAGAACGAGGTCTTCCAGATGGGCTACGGCATCGCGTCTGACAGCGCTGGCACGAACCAGTTCCGCGCGGGCAGCAGCGACATGACGCAGCTGAAGGCCTTCTTCGCTTCGCGCCTGATCGTGCCTCTCGACCTGGTCATCCTGCCGACCTACCTGCCGACGAACGCGTCGCAGACGGGCGTCAGCGTCCTGACCGACGGCGACGTGTCGATCTTCAAGGTCGCCGAGGCCTACGGCGACAGCGGCTTCCTGCAGACCTTCACGCCCGACCCGAACGCGGCGCTCGGTCAGATCTACAGCTACGACACGAACAACCCGAAGGGCATCGCGATGCATGTCGAGAGCGACTACGGCGTGGTCGTGCTCGGCGGCACCGCGAACAAGTGGGCGCGTCTGGCGACCGGCATCAGCGCCTAGCAGGCGTAGGGGGCGGGCTTCGGCTCGCCCCTTGTCAGAAGCGCGTCGCAGCCCCTCCCTGCGGCGCCCTTCTGTCAAGGGAGGCACAAGATGGCAGACTACTACACTTTCGGCGTCGTGCCTGCTGACATCGGGCGGTACGTGCCGCGCTTCGCGTTCGACACGACCAGCGCGCCGACGCTGACGCAGGCCGAAGACATCATCAAAGACCACGCTGCCGACCTGTGCGCCTTCCTCTACGGCATGGGCGTCGCGGTGCAGGCGGTCAACGGCGACCCGACGCTGGCGATGTACCGCACGGCGCAGCGCTACATCCTGCTGCGTTTCTCGGCGCAGGCTGCCCGGCTGCGGAACCAGAACAACCAGACGCTAGCCGACGAACTCGACGTGCAGGCTGACGCGCTGATCGACCGTCTGCGGAAGATCCCGCAAGACATGGGGTCGACCCGGCCGGTGTCGGTCACGTCGGCGAACATCATGCACTCGAATGCCGACTACCCTGGCGACATCTACCGCGCGTCGATCACGTCGGGGTCACGCCTGGCGATCAACGCTGCCGTCGACAAGATGTGAGGGGGTCGACGTGTCAAGCTTCAGTTTGATCCTCTACGACGAGACCGGCAAGGCGACGGGCGCGCTAGAAGCGGCGATCCGCAACGCTAAAGACTGGAAGGCCTTCTGGGCGGGCAAGGGCGGGCCGATCAGCACCCTGTGGGCTGACAGCCGCAAGGTCATGTTCGCTACCGAAGGCAAGTCAACGGGCGCCGACTGGCCTAAGTATACGCCGCTGGAGCAGCGGTGGTGGGTGCCGATCAAGCGGTGGTCACTTGGCGTCAAGCGGATCGAGCAGGGCGGCATCTTGCGTTGGACCCCGACGCCCAAGTCAGCGACACCGGCGGCGCACGAACGGCTCTACCCGTCGATGACGGTCACGAATCATCCGAACTACGTCTACAAGGTCAGCGGCACGTCGGTGCAACTCGGCACGTCGCTGGAGTACGCCCGCAACCACAATCTTGGGGTCGGCGCCTACGTGCGAAAGGTGTCGACGGGCAGCGTCGAACGCGCGATTGCGAGGGGCAACAAGGCGGCGGCAGTGGCTGACGCGTCTACTGACCTGAAGACCGTGCGCGGCGCCCGCAAGCGGCTGTCAGGGGCGATCAAGGATAGCAAGCGCAAGCTTGCGGCAGCACGCAAGGGTTCGGTCAGCGTGCCGACCCCGAAGCGCCCGCTGGTTCGGTTCGGTCGCCCGTTCGCGGACGGGGTGCAGAAAGAGCTCAACAGGACGGCGATGATGCAGTCGGCAGGCAAGAAGGTCGGCATCACGACTGACGGCTTGGCTGACCGGATCAACTTCGCCCGCGCGCAGGGTCGCCCGTGATCGCCGGAACTGCAAACGGCGCGCAGGTCGTCGCGAACGCGGCGAAGGCGCTTGTCATCGCGAACTGGTCGACGGTCTGCGACAGCGCGTGGCTGACGGCGATGGGCGCCCCTGGCCTGCCGTCGCCAGTGGCGGGCAACATCTTCACGTCGCAGCGCTCGCTCTTCACTGCCGAATCGCAGCCGAAGGTCGGGCTGACGGTCATCCGCACCGACGGGCTGATCACTGACGCCCTCGGCGCACTCGACCAGACGCACGAACTGGAGGTCAGCGTCTGCAGCGATTGGGGGTACTACGACAACACCGGGGCGCACCCGCTGACGACGGTGCAGCCGTTCACGATCGAGGCCTACGAAACGGCGGTGCGGGCCTACGTCGAAGGCATCGTCATGATTCTCTGCTCGGCGACCTACGGCTTCATCAACTACGACGCGCGGAACCAGTCGACGCCGAACTTCACGGCGACAGGGATCTACAACTGCCTGCCGTCGTCGGGGCTGACGCCTGTCGACTTCGTGGTCGGCGAAGACGACACCGGGCAGACGTTGATTCAACAGACCGTTCGTGCTTCTATTCAGGTGCTTCAGCGCCGCAGCCTAGCAAGGTAACAAAATGTCGTACTTGATCGCGAGTAACACAAGCGCTGTCTTCATCAAAACGCAGTCGGCGCTCGGCGCCTTCGACGACCCGACGGTAGCCGGTGAGAACGCGGTGCGGGTGGTTGGCACGCCTAAGTTCGCCCCGCGCGGCGCTGGCATCATTCAACGCACTGACATCTACACCCCGTTCGGCGGCGGTCAGGCGGCGGTCACGGGCGGCATCGGTTGGGACATCACCCTGCAGACCGAACTCTTCTGGCGGTTCGACGAGGCGCAAGGGCCGAACTCGGCGTACATCACGACGGCGGCATCGCAGCTGGCAGC